TTATTCCAATAAAGAACAAATTCATATTCTTTATCACCAAAGATACTTTGTTTAAAATCTTGTGGAACTTCTACTGGTTTGTATAATTCGGAATTAATACCATGTGGTACATAACTCACTTGCCAATCGGCTGGAGGTGTCCAATGTTTTTCTTTATCCCAACTCCAAACTCTTTTAGTAATACCATAAGTTTGTTTTGAAATACACCCAATCCAATCACAACTTTCATAATAATTTCTATTATATTTTGGGTCTGGTAAATCATCCCAAATGTGATAGAAGAAAAGGGGAACTGATTGGCGAATTTCATGCTCAATATCGTATAACCATAACCAATATCTCGGGTCAGTAAAGTGTAGGATTGCATCAGGTTTTTCCATCATTAATAACTGACGAATAATATCAGCATTACCATATCCATCGGATGGATAAATTTTAACCAATGCATCTTTTACACCCGTTTGTTCTCTAACACTATCGTTTAAATCTAAAATCTTCCCAGCTTCGGGATGTTTGATTGCTGCTCCTAATTGAACCCAATCATATTTATCAACTGTTCCTAGCACCAATTGTTTGGATACATTGGCTATACCGCTAGTCATTCGTAAATCATCTGAAAGTAACAGAATTTTCTTTTTTGCCATAACTCTTTTTAAATATATATTTTGTTTTTAATTTTTTTTATCACATAATCCCCTTTGTGAAAACTCACACCAATCGCAAAGTTTTGTTGGATTCTTTCTATATTCAACATCAGTTCTATATGAACCATCGGTATTGAATACACTCTCTACAAATTCGGTAAATCCCTTCCAAGCTTTATTAACCGATGGTTTGCCACTTGCTGGTACGTGTCTACTAATACGTGGTATTGTATAATCTTCTACTTCAGCTACCTTTCTTTTTAAGATGATAAATTCAACCTCAATCATATCTTCTGAAATCTTCAACATTTCTGCGTAGAATTTCTTATATAATAGTATTTGTGTATTTTTTATTGGGTCTGATTTTTGATACTTAGTCCATCCTCTGGTTGAAGTTTTAAAATCTATAATTTTATACTTACCATCAAATTTACTACGAGTGATTAAATCTATGAATCCTAAAAAATTAACGTGCTCAGCTATCTTAGTATTAATTGGTTGCTCAATTGCAACCAGTTCATCATACTTTAATGAAAAGAAATTATTAAAATTTTTGGATTTCTGAAAGTAATCTAAGATGAGATTTCCATCTTCTAAAAATTCTACTAATTCTTCTTTTGAACAAATAGGGTCTTTACCTTCATTGGATTCTTTGAGAAAGAACTCTCTCATTTTTTCTTTAAGGAAAGCCTTCGTATCCATTCCCTTATCAGCTTGTGATTTGGAGATACGAAGGCATCTACTTAAATATTCTTGCAACGTTTCGTGCATTGCGGAGCCAAATACAGAATGTATATTGGATGATGATTCTCGTAAATCATCTATGTAACTTAGTTTATATTGATGTGGGCAACTGCTCCACATGCTATATTGTGAAAATGATACTCTAGCCATAGAACAAATATACGATTTTTATTTGGATTTACCAAATTATATCTTTAGTTTTAATTTGTTTTTTCGATATATTTTTTTAAAATATCGGCCCATATATTACAAGCTTCTACGTTTGGATGGCCGGCATTACCTTTAAAATAGTAATCTTCATCGTTTTGTTCAGATTTTCCTTTTTCCATAAAATATTTTAATAATACTGGAATTTCTTTAAAAATTTTAGGATTATTAAATATATTTAGTAATCTTTCATCTATAAAATATCCACTATTTCTACGAGTAATATTTCTATTATAATCATGTGCATCTATTACATCTAAAGATGTTTTTATTTTAAATTCAGGGTTTATATTATCAGAATTTGATTCTTTTAAATAATATAAACCTTGATGTTTAAATGGTTTATGGTCATTTATTCCATCAAATATTATATATGGATATCCATTTGATTCAAAATACGATGTTAAAGTGATAATATTTTGTAATGTTTTATATAATGAAAATGTTATATTACTATAAATATAAACTAATTCATCTCTATTTTTGTATATCCATTCTGCTGCATTATTTCCACTTTTATAGGAATCCATTGTTCTTTGGAAGCATAGAGGAGTAACGTGCCATTCTTGTGGTGGATTTATTAAATTATCGTAATAAACTTGATACCTTAAACATTCGGTAAGTTGAATTACATATAATGAATCTTTTGCTAAATCTTTATTTGTTTCTGAAAATTCAATTGTTCTCCAGGTTATAGTATCATTACCACTACCACCTTTAGCAAGATTTATAACTTCCAAATTCATTTTTTCACCTAAAAATTTAGGCCAAGCTCCTTCATTACCCAATGAATGTCCTTCTGTAAATGAACACCCATTGGTTACCAAATATTTTTTATTCACTATATTTTTAGTTTTAATTTAGTAATTTGTTTTTTATCTACTCCATATTTTTCACATACATACTTCATGTGTTCTCTACCTTCTCTACTTGCATAAAGAACTTCTATATAATCAAGTGCCTGTCTTTCTGAACATAGATAATCTTTCTTCATAAGTTCTATGAGAAAATCTTCATACTTATCTTCACCCTTACCTTTGATGTATTTTAAATAATGCTTTCCTTTTGGAATCAAGCTAATATATAACTTATACATTTCCTTTGGTTGCAACGTTTGAGTCAAAGGAAGTAAGGTTGCAACTAATTCAACCCAATCCGGTTTCATTGACAGAAAACGATTTATCATAAAATTACTCCATGATTTTAAATCTTCTTCTGTCAATTTATCGAAATACTTTGGGTCTTGCTCCGAAGTTATTGCATTGATGTGGTCGAATAACTTTTTAACTGCCATTATTCTGCGATTGATTGTTTTTCTCTCAATTCTTCTGGCAATAATTCTTGCAATGTTTTACCACATTGAGTACATAAAAATACTTCAATAGGAATAATTGAATCTTTAGCTCCACCTGTAATTAAACGAGATACTTTTTTGAATTTCATACCTGTCATAAATACACCACTACCACATTCGCAATTGATATCTCTTGCATCGTTCAATGAAAAATTCATTGGGATTTGTGCTTCTTGTTCCATTATTTTATTATATTTAAAATTTGAATAATTGTGCTCATAAATACAATTTCTTTATCAACTACTAAAGCATCTTTTGATAATCCTTCAGCTATTGTAAGAATTGTATTGGCTACGTTTCCTTTTGCATACTCATCTACTTTATCATAAAGCATAGTATACATTTCCGAATAATCATTTAATTTATTATCCGCTACTGCTTGTCTAATTTGCATAAACATATTTCTCTTATCATCTTCTGATTTTAAAAGTTCAATAAGTTTAGTTGCAAAGTTTGCTTCAACCATTACTTTATGGTCTACTTTCAATTCTCCCTTTGCCGATTGTAATTGACAAGTATTAAGTATCCTTCTAATATCTGGATAATATGAATTAATCACATCAGCCATATTCTTTGGTTCATATTTAATCTTTTCAGCATCTAATATCTTTGCTACCTGGACTGCTACATCCTTTTTAGTCGGAGGAGTGATTGCGAAAGATTGACATCTACTTTGAATAGGGTCAATGATTTTCTCAATATAGTTACAGGTTAAGATAAATCTACAATGCTTACTGAATGTTTCCATTAGGTTTCTCAAAATCGCTTGTGCTCCGGGTGTCATATAATCAAACTCATCTAAGATGATTACTTTGAAACCTGCAAATCCAACCGATGATGCGAAGTTCTTTACTTTTGTCCTAACAGTGTCCACATTATTTTCATCCGATGCGTTAATAATCATAAAATCACATTTGATTGTGTTTACGATTAGTTTAGCAAGTGTGGTCTTACCCGTACCCGCTTTACCATAAAAAAGTAAATGCGGAATATCATTACTATCAAGATATTGTTGAATGGTTTCCTTAATCATGTCGTTTCCAACATATTCGGATAACGTTTGTGGGCGGTATTTCTCCACCCACAAAGTATGTTCTTTTTTACTATTTTCGTTTGCGAAAAAACTCATATTATTTTCCAGTTGAACCGAATCCGCCTTCGCCTCTTTCGGTGTTTGTTAATTCTTCTACTTCTTTAAACTCAATCGGAGGATGTGGGATAATCATAATTTGCATAATCCTATCACCAACACCATATACAAAACTACCACTTTGAGATGATAATGACCTTTGATTAAATGTTGCCTGTATTTCACCTCTATATCCACTATCAATTACACCTACTGAATTACTTAATGATAAATCGGTTTTGCGAATAGATGAACGAGGGAATACTAATCCTACAAATCCTTCGGGTATTTCCATTGCTAATCCTGTTCCGTATGTAATTTGTGTACCATCAAACTTCATTGATGTTGCCACTAAATCCATACCGGCATCACCTTCTTTTGCATAGGTTGGTATTACTGCTTCTGGACTAAGCTTCTTTATTTTTACTTGCATTTTTTCTTTCTTTTTTTGTTGATTCGCCAATTGGTCTTGGGAATATTTTAAATTCCATTCCGTTTTGCTTAAAAATTAAAGCTTCTCCTTCAACTGGTTCAATTTTAAAAGTGATTGGAGTTGGTTCGCCACCTTCATCTTGCCAACCAAATACAATTGGGTCATTATTAAAAAATTGAAAACACCATTCTGCATCTGCAATTGGTTGGGCTTCAGGTACATTAATACTACCCGCATCTTGTTGTTGTAATTCCTCTTGTGGGGATAATTCATAACCAACTTCCGTTGGGAATAATTCTAATTGTTCTGCCATTTTATTAATTTGAGATTTCTACTAAATAATACTTACAAACAAAGTCATCAATTTGAAAACCAACGTGTGATAAACCATCGGTAGATACACTTAATTTAGCTGATGTTGCTTCTTTATTTGCAGTAAGAATTTCTTTAAGATACTTTGCTGAGAAAGAGATTGGTTTAATTTCACCTGCAAATCCTTTCTGGCAAGTAAACGTTACTCTATTTGTAGAGATTGATGAATAACCAATTGCCATCTTCAAATCACCAGCTTCGGTAAAGATTGTAAATGTATCGATATCACTCAATGCACCTTTTGCTTTAATAAACTTATCAATCATATTAGATGCCATTTCAATATCAATACCAAATTCAGGCAATTGCTTCAAATCTGGTACAGGTGGAATAACTCCTAAATCTGCTAATTGATAAGATGTTTCAGTTTCTTCTGAACTCAATTTCAACGATACTGCTTTATCTCCTGCTAAATCTACTTTTAATGTGATATCACTATCTAATACGCCA